ATGAAGAGTCAGGTGAGTATGACCCTCTAATTAAAACTGTGCCGTCCACTAGTCATGTATCTATATGGAACTTCTACCCTGACCCAGATGCATACAACATGGATGAAGCTGAGTATGTAGTTGAGCGTCACCGCATGACACGCTCACAGATGCGTGGCCTGAAGTCCCGTCCTTTCTTTCGTGAAGAGTCTATAGATGACGCCATCCGTATGGGTGAGTCTTACGACAAGAAGTACTGGGAGCAGGACATGGAGGATGATGCTACTAACACTGCATCTCCTGAGCGTTATGAGGTACTAGAGTTTTGGGGCTACGTTGATACAGAGATACTAGAAGCTAACGGTGTTCCTATCCCTAAGGAGCTAAAGGATACAGAGCAAGTAAACGTAAATGCTTGGATCTGTAACGGCAAAGTACTACGTCTTGTGCTTAACCCATTCAAGCCTACACGCATACCTTACTACGCAGTACCTTATGAGCTAAACCCATACTCATTTTTCGGTGTAGGTATAGCTGAGAATATGGATGACACACAGACTTTAATGAATGGTTTCATGCGTTTAGCGATTGATAATGCTGCACTTTCTGGTAATTTGATCATTGAAGTTGATGAGACAAACTTGGTTCCGGGCCAAGACTTAAGCGTGTATCCGGGTAAGATTTTCCGCAGGCAGGGGGGTGCTCCGGGTCAAGGCATTTTCGGGACTAAGTTCCCCAACGTTGCAGGCGAGAACATGCAACTATTTGACAAGGCAAGGGTACTAGCAGATGAAAGCACAGGATTTCCTAGCTTTGCACATGGGCAAACTGGCGTTTCAGGGGTTGGAAGGACTGCTTCTGGTATTAGTATGCTTATGTCTGCAGCTAATGGATCTATTAGAAATGTTGTTAAGAATGTAGATGACTACCTCATCGGCCCTCTAGGACGAGCCTTCTTTGCTTTCAACATGCAGTTCAACTTTGACAAGTCTATTAAGGGTGACTTAGAGGTTAAAGCTTCTGGTACTGAAAGCCTAATGGCTAACGAAGTACGCTCACAGCGTTTGATGCAGTTCATAGGTGTAGCATCTAGTCCTACACTGCAGCCATTCGTAAAGTCAGACTATATCATTCGTGAGATAGCTAAGTCTATGGACCTAGACCCAGATAAGGTAACTAACTCTCTGAGTGATGCTGCAATCCAAGCTGAGATCCTTAAGAAGTTCGCACAGCCACCAGCAGCCCCACCAGTGCCTGAAGGCGCTCCTCAGGGGCCTCCTATGCCAGAAACACCCGGCGCACCAGGATCGGCTCCTGGACAGGCTGGGGTATCAGTGAGTGATACTACAGGTGCAGGCGGTGGTAATATCGGTACAGGTACAGCACCTATTCCGGGTGAGCAAGGGTTTACAGGTACATAATCGTGGACAGCCAACTTAAAAAGATAGTAAATGATAAACCTGTATGGGATGCATTAGTTGCAACCTTAAATGATAAGATAAAAGATGTTCACAGAAAGCTAGAGCAAGAGACTACAATGGAGAGTATGTATCGTGCTCAAGGTGAGATTATGGCACTACGTAGATTAACCTATTTAAGGGATGAAGTAAATGGCCCGTCAAAGTAAAAAATTAAAAGAACCACAAGTCCCAGAAATGGATGCTATGCTACTAGAAGAGCAAGTTGATCCTGTGAGTGGTAACACTGCACCTTTAGGGGCCTTGCCTGCTGAAGTACGTGATGACATAGACATTTTAGTAAGTCCCGGTGAGTTTGTAATTAATGCTGCTACTGTTAGGTACTTCGGTCAAGAGTTCTTTGATAGCCTGCAAGACACTGCTGAAGACGGCTGGGAACGTATTGCATCTACAGGTGACTTGCCGTTTCGTGATGATGAACTAGAGTTTGAAGAGGGTGATGATGCACCTAAAGTAAGTTTTGCTGAAGGTGACATAGTTGAAGAAGGTGACGGTTTAAGCGAAACTGAGATGACTTCTATACCTACCCCTATAGGTGGTGGATACGGAGGATCTGGTGGTACAGGTGCATCCTCTAGTAGTTATGACTTTAAGGTGTACTCCAACGCAGCAGGAAAAGAAGTGCGTGTATACTTCTATAATGGTAGACCGCTAACTAAGATACCTGAAGGCTATGAAGAGGGCGGCACTCAAGGCGATGAAACAGTTGAAGAAGCTGTTGCACGAGTAGTAGAAGCAAGGGATGATGATGATAAGTGGGCTAGGCAGGCTGGCGTACACTCAAGCTCCTCACCTCAAGAAATCTTTAATGCAATGGGCATAACAAAAAATGGTGTAGATAAGAGTAAAGGCTACTGGAATACAACTCCAGATACGTGGACTTCTAGTGATTGGGCAAGTTACAACAAAACTGTAGGTGGCTCGTTTCAGATACCCGGTACAGACATTAAGATAGACCCAGCGCAAGCTATTATGACAGGCATAGTTAGCACGGCATCTGGTGCGTTGGGTCTTGCTCTTAATTATGGCTTGAACGTAGGCAAGAAGAAACTGGCTGCAAAGGCTAATGCGTCAGCACTCAGCATGATTAAAACAGGTAAGTATGGAGGGTCTGACCCAAGAACTGTTTTAAACACTGCTTACTCAACAGGTGTAATGCTAGGTACTATAAAAGAGACAGCCTTTGAGGCTTGGGCCAAAAAGACTCTTGATAGTCAGACTATACCTGAAGTAAATACAAATCTAATGAATCAAATTAGACCTATGAATAAAAGCATAGGACTTGGTTGGACATCAACCCTTTCAGGAGAACAGTTGTATAATGCCATAGACCTACACAAACGTTATACTCAAGACCCATCTGAAGGTCTTGCTATAACATCAGTAGGCGGTTATGTTATAGGTATGATTGGTAGCATAGGCGGTGGTCAGGCTGGGATGTTAGCTGATGCTAACGGCAAAGCTCTCAGAGATCCAATTACAAATTCAGTCATACGTGTAGATGCTGACGGTAGTACATATGTAATGTCAGGCATGTTTGGTACAACAAGAATTGATATTGATAAAGGTACAATTAAGGGCGCTGTTGATCCTAGCGTAAGCGGTAACGTTGTTGTTGATGATGGTGGTGATCTAGCATTGGGTGATTTAACTTCTGTTGATGATGATGGCGATCTCTCCTTTGGTGATTTAACTCCTGTTGATGATGGTGGTGACTTATCCTTTGGTGATTTAACTCCTGTTGATGATGATGGTGACTTATCCTTTGGTGATTTAACTCCTGTTGATGATGATGGCGATCTCTCCTTTGGTGATTTAACTCCTGTTGATGATGGTGGTGATCTCTCCTTTGGTGATTTAACTCCTGTTGATGATGGTGGTGATCTCTCCTTTGATGACCTAACCCCTGACCCTGATCAAAATGATCCCAGAAGATCCTTAACTACAACGGGTCCTACTTCTGCTAAAATTGCAGAATCACAAGCAGCATCAAGTAATATAACTAAAGCTGCAAAGGTAGGTGGACCAAATCAGTCAACACAATACAATGTTTCTGGTAATCTCCGTGATACTTTAGATAAAGATGAAGTAATAGAAAGTGCTAAAACAAACAAAGTATATGGAAGAGCAGAAGGCGGCTTAGTATCAAGACCCAAGAAGAAGTAAGACTAAATTAACCTATAATAATAATAAGGCTACCCAGCACTAGTTGCTGGCCCCACATAAAGGAAATACAATATGGCTGAACTAGCACAAGTAAAAACACCAAAGAGCGCAGGCTTCGTACAACCTAAGGGTGGTTCAAGCGCAAACAAGCGGCGTATAGAACGAGAAGAAGCAGAACTGAAAGAGCTTATTGAAGGACGGTCCGATGGGAATCAGGAACCCAATAGTGAGGCAGCTACGCCAGCCAAAGTACAAGATGACGGTAATACCAAACAAGAAGAAGCCAACTCTAAAGCTGAAGCACAAGAAGATGCAGCCTTAAGTAGCGAAGAGAAGACATACAAGAAACGCTACAGTGATTTAAGGAACCACTTAAATAAGCAGGCTGAAGAGCTTAAGGCTATGAAGGCACAACTAAATAATTCAGGCGCAGTGCGTCCACCCACCAGCGATGAGAGCATTGAGGCGTGGGCTAACAAGCACCCTGAGATTGCAGGCATAGTTGAGACTATAGCTGAGAAGAAAGCTCAAGAGAAGTTTAACAATGCAGATGAGCGCCTAAAGAAGATTGATGAGATGAATGCTACTGCTGAGCGTACTAAGTCAGAGAATGAGATACGAGCTATGCACTCAGACTTTGATGATCTACGGGGCAGTGATGCATTCCACGACTGGGCTGGCGAACAGCCTAAGTGGGTACAGGACGCTTTGTACGAGAACCAAGATGACCCAAGATCGGTTATTCGTGTTATAGATCTCTACAAGGTAGACAACGGCATGGACATTAAGGGTAAGAAGAAAGACACTAAGAGTGCCGCTTCTGCTGTAATGACCAAACGTACAACTAAACCAGACAACGATGACCCTGCAGGACACATACGTGAGTCTCAGGTAAACCGCATGTCTGCACAAGAATACGAGGCAAACGCAGACTCTATTATGGATTCTATCAGAAGTGGTAAGTTTATTTATGATATTTCTGGGGGTGCACGTTAAAAAGGTATTGACAATACGTAGATAACTGTTATAACTATGTATGTTAACTAAGTAGTGTAAAGCCCTATTCAATAGCTACCTTTACACTATTACTACAAGCAAGCCAAAACTACTAAGATAAGACTTACCTGCTTAAGTACAGGCCCGATAGTTCCACAGTTGGCAAACTGAGAACATATTGCACCCTAGAAAGAACAGCCTCTTACACAGTGTTTAAGCTTAATTATCATAAGCCAAACATCTATGGAGGATTATAATATGGCTTTTTCAACAGCGGCGGGATATGGAAATCTACCTAACGGTAATTTCAGCCCCGTAATTTATTCCAAGCAAGTACAACTTGCATTTCGTAAATCTACGGTATGTGGTGATATTACCAACTCAGACTATTTTGGTGAGATTGCTGCCCAAGGAGATACTGTAAACATTATCAAAGAACCAGAAATTTCTGTGAAAGAATACACTAGGGGTACGCAGGTCACAGCCCAGGATCTTGATGACGAAGATTTCTCATTAGTCATTGATAAAGCTAACTATTTTGCTTTTAAGATGGACGATATTGAGGAAGCGCATTCGCATGTAAATTTCATGGAACTCGCTACTAATCGTGCAGCATATCGTCTTGCTGACCAGTATGACCAAGAAGTCTTAGGCTACTTGTCTGGTTTCAAGCAAGGCTCTCTACACGCTGTAGCAAGCGCAGTCAACACCACAACAAATGGTGACGTTGCTGTAGCTACTGCAGGTACGGACGAATTGTTAAGCACTATGAAGCTAAACAAGGGTAGCTTTGGTAACATCACAACTACATCTGCAGGGGCGCATTCTATTCCCTTGACAGCACGTATGCCGGGTGCTACTTCTCTACCAACTGCTACAGCATCACCAGCAATGGTTGTTGCACGTATGGCTCGCCTTTTGGATCAACAGCAAGTTGACACACAAGGACGCTGGTTAGTAGTCGATCCAGTATTCATGGAGATTCTTCGTGATGAAGATTCACGCTTTATGAATGGCGATTTCGGTGAATCAGGTGGGTTGCGTAATGGCTTGTTCATTAACAACTTCCACGGTTTCCGTGTATACACTTCAAGCAATTTGCCTGCAGTGGGTACTGGTGCTGGTACATCAGGTACAGCAAACCAAAATGCTAATTTCGGCATTATAGTAGCTGGACATGATTCTGCTGTAGCAACTGCTGAGCAGATCAACAAAACGGAAACATATCGTGACCCTGACAGCTTTGCTGACATTGTTAGAGGTATGCATCTATACGGTAGGAAGATTCTTCGTCCAGAAGCAATCGTCACTGCCAAATATAACGCAGCGTAGGGGAGGAAAAACTTATGGCTACTTTAACCACATTTTTAGCGCCTACTCGTGGGACAGGTAATCCTTCGAGAAAGCCCTATATGATCGAAAATACTGTCGATCTTACTGCGAGTGCAGTTGACGCCTCATCTGGTGACATCATCCAAGCACTAACAGTACCTGCTTCAAGTGTTATTCTATGGGCTGGTTTCCAAGTTATGGAAAGCGCCACTATGGATTCAAACACTGACGCAACGGCAATTCTTGGTAACGCTGCAGATAACAACGAGTATGTTGCAGCATTTGATATTGATGGAGCAACAGATCTTGTCTATGCACCATCCGTAGCACCTGCTGGCGTTCTTGTCAATCCTGCAGACGAAACACTAGATCTTACTATTGCAGGTTCAGGGTCAACCTTCACTGCTGGTAAACTACGTGTATTTGCCATGTTGATGGACGTAAGCGAAGTCGGAGACATGACTGCTCAAGAAGTAGATCGTGACCTACTCGCATAAAGACTAAACTT